CAGGGACTGGCGCGCCAGGAACCCCGGGTGCGCCACCCATCTCTGCTGACGGAGCGGTTTCCATCTTCTTTTTTGTGTTCGCGATTGGAATCAAGTTTGGATTCATCAATAACGAGTCGGCAAGGTCGGCTTCAACTTCTTTTCTTCCTGAGCCTGTTCTGTACTCATTGTTGCTGATGAGGCCAGTTTGGAACTCCTGCATCAGATATCTTTCACGCTCTTGCTTATAGAGCTGAAGGATTGGGACTTCACTTGTATCGAAGTCAACGTAGTACTCGTCATCAAGTTCATCCAATGAGCGAGCAAGTGGCTCAAGGTGCGGAAGCATTGTTTCCATCCAGAACACACGAATTTCTTCGCTTGCATTGCTGAAGGTTCTTCCCGCAGCGTTTCCAATTACTGACTCTGGAACACCAAATGATGCAAGGATTTCTTCCTTTGTAATCTGTCGCATCTGAGCGTACGCAACGTCTCTTGGCGACGCAGAAGTGTCCACATAGTCAACGCCATCGTCAGCAGAGATAACCGTCGTATGACCCGCTCTTCCGATGTTCCCACGGAATCTGCTCTTTAATTCTTCCTTGTCATCGTCTTCGATTTCTCCACGCAAAACGAGCAGACCACCAGGTCTACCGTCGTTGAGTAGATAGTTTCTGTTATACAGCTTTGCAAGATTTTCAATTTCAATTGCAACACCAGCCGACTCAAGAGGCGTAAGTGACAAATATGGGTCAAGAGGGTGAGGTCTTCTAATCCAGCAAACATCCTCTGGTTTCATTATGATTTTTTGACCGTAAGGCATTTGTACTTCGTACCCAGAAACAAACTTCTTTGCATCTGGAATTGGCGCTGTTGATTGAGGAGGCAAAAGGTTAAGACCAATTATTCTTCCGTCTCTACCACGAACTTTTTCAATGAAAACACCGCGTGTACCCAGCAAGAGTTGAGCGGACATTCTGTATCGGAAAATAAATGAGTTTTCACCAACGTTTGATTTAGTGTTTAGGACTTCAAGCAAAGAGTTGTTTTTTGCTCTGTTTCCAATAAGCACCTCTCCGTCTGGAGAATTGTCTTTACGAAGAATGATTGGGAGTCGTGCTTGGTTCCCAGCGATTGCATCGATGCATCTTGCAACCCAGGTAACCTTCTGCATGCCTTCGCGGTATGCGCGCTCAACATCCCATGAGTCTCTATAAGGTCGTCCTGCATAACTTGGGTTCTGCGCTATGGGCGCACCAGGTCCAAGCTCCTTGGATTGTGCGTTTGCGAGCGATTTATTGCTCGATTGATTCCATGCCATATTTACTCAAGACCTAATAGGAAGCCGAAAAAACCACACGTTATGCCTGCCACTATCAGCCCGGCAGGTAGAAAAATCATTGCCGCACCAATACTGGTAAACAGTATAAATGAAATCATGAGCAAGTTGGCGAAGGTAGCCCGTTTAAATAAAGATTTGACGCGCGATGGCAAGGATTTAATCCTGAGCAGTAATTTTGACATATCACCTACAGTAGCGCATTCCGTGCTTAACTGTATCAAGAGGCAAATTAAATATGACAACAAATTGGAATCAGGTTCTGGAGTATCTTCAACCAAAGATGCCACCCTTCTGCCCTGAAGAGCCGTCAATAAATCAGAAAGTTTTTTTGCGGACCAACTCCATTGAGGCTTTATTCGGTGGTGCGGCTGGCGGTGGAAAGTCTTCTGCGCTGCTCATGTCTGCTTTGCAGTATGTAGATGTTCCCAATTATTCCGCGATTCTCTTCAGACGAACATTTGCCGACTTGTCACTCCCTGGAGCTTTGATGGACCGTTTTAAGTCATGGGCTGCTCTTTATGACGACATCCACTGGAACAACAACAGCTTCCAAGCAACGTTCCCGTCAGGGGCAAGAGTCTCGTTCGGTTACTTGAATAACACCGGCGACTACCTTCGCTACAAGGGTTCGGAATTCCAATTTATCGGCATGGACGAAGTAACTGAAATCCGTGAAAGCGATTACAGGTACATGTTCTCCCGTCTGCGTCGACCGGCATCTGGACCTCTTTCTTCGGTCCCCTTGCGAATGCGTTCGGCCTCAAACCCTGCCCCCAACTGGGTTAGACAGCGTTTCATCGTTGAGGGAAAAACCGAGGGCAGAATCTTCGTCCCTTCAAAATTGACAGATAACCCGGGAATTGACGCCGTTTCATACCGCCAAGCCCTTCAGGCTCTTGACCCAATTGAAAGACGCAGATTGGAAGAAGGAGACTGGTGGAGCACGACTTTGGGAACCCTGTTCGATAGGACCTCAATAGTCATCGTTGACGATAATGAAATCCCTCAAATAACATCGTCCGCCAGAGCCGTGAGGTTTTGGGACCTTGCAGCCACGGAACCAAACTACTCCAATCCCAACCCGGACTGGACGGTTGGAACGCTGATGCTTTTTGACCAAGGAATCGCCTATGTCTTGGATGTCAAAAAAGCCCGCGTAAGAGGAGAGAAGGTCGAAGAATTAATCGCCAGAACAGCCTACGAAGACGGGAAAGGCGTTCCAATCAGGATGGAGCAGGAACCAGGCTCCTCCGGCAAGGCCCTTATGGACCAATATGCCAGATACGTGGTCCCTGGTTATGATTTTTCGGCAATTCGGGCAACTGGCGACAAAGTCACCAGGGCCAGGCCTTTTGCCGCCGCCGCCGCCAACGGCAACGTTCGGGTTGTCCGTGGAACCTGGCTGTCGGACTGGCTTGACGAATTTTCCTCATTTCCAGAGGCTTGCGACCACGACGACCAAGTCGACTCTGCGGTTGGAGCTTTTACACATTTAACAGGGCTCGGGTTGCCACAGCGAGGAAGAATCGCTATAGTCGTGTGAGTTAACTATCCAAACATAATAAGGACACTACTAACATGACACCAGAAAGAATACTTGAAGTTCGTCAATACCTCCTTGCCCTTGGCCAAGAGCTTGATGAATACATCAACTCAAATCCAGAGACGCAAGACGCCTGCGACATTCTGTACGAAATGAACATGGTTAAACGGGATATCTCAACCGTTTACGATTCTTTCTCAGTATCCGTGGGGCAACTAATCGCTGATGGAAAGAACATCCAATTAGGCAACGGCGGTGTGATTGAAAAGAAAAGCTCTTATGAGCGCCGTGCATGGCAACACAAAGACCTTGCAAGCGTTGTTGCTCAGAAACTTGTAAGAATGTCTGTCGACATTGATACTGGGGAAATAATCAAATCCCCTGAAGAGATTGCAATGCAGGTTCTTGACTACGTTCAACCTTCATACTGGAGAGTAAAAGAACTTTCCAGCCTCGGAATCAACGTAGATAACTACTGTGAAACAGGTGTACTAAAAACAAGCATTATCGTCAGAAAGGGCGACGCAAATGACAAGCAATAATATCTATCAAACTCTGTCAGAACCATTTCCAGCGGAGATGGAGAAGAGACTCAACAAGGGTGGGGCGAACCTCATCTACATCCCTGTAAGCGAAGTAATCAACCGAATGAACAAGGTTCTTGGGGTTGAGAACTGGTCGTTCACTGTTCATAGCTGGCAACAACTTGGAACATCGATTGTTGCTCACATTCAACTTCAGGCAAAAATTAATGGAGAAACCGTTCACCGCGACGGTGTTGGTGGGCAGAAAATCAAACTGAACAAACAAGGCGAACCAGTCGACATTGGCGACGAGGTTAAAGGTGCAGTATCTGACGCTTTAAAGAAGGCAGTCCAAACACTCGGTGTTGGGCTTTACCTTGCGCGAAGCGAAGACGCAATTGAAATTGAACAAGTTATGGACAGCGAGATGGAAGCAGAGGCACGAGTGACACCTGAGGTTTCAACAAAGTGGGACAATTTCATGGGCATCGCAAAGGGGCTTTCTCCAGAGAATAGAGAAAAGCTCAATGAATATTGGAGCACATACAGCAATGGACAGCCAAAGCCAAAGCGTGAAACAGTAACCGAAGATGCTCTTGACAAGTTGATTGCAGAAGCGACTCGTCTTTCATTCGGCGGAGACTATGTGGTTGTAGATGACAAGTGAGCTAAAGGCTCCCGACTACTTGTCACCATCTTCCATTGGGACATTTAAACAGTGCCCACAGAAGTTCAAGTTCAACAAAATTGACCTAATCCCAGACCCATCTAACCACTGGGCGGTATTGGGCAATTTTGTCCATGACATTCTTGAAGAAATGTACAAGCTCCCAGCAGAATTGCGAACACTTGCAAACTGTCGTCCATTAGCAAAACAGATATGGGATGAGAAGTGGGCAGAAGAAGCAATGAAAGTTGTTGACGGCTTTAAGGTCACTTACAAAATAGTCTCTCTTAGCGATGCTGAGGCGTTGAATAAATTTCGTTGGGCTGCATGGTTTTGTGTTGAGAATCTTTGGAACCTAGAGGACCCACAGAAACTTGAACCAACTGGCCTTGAATATGAACTAAATGGAGAGATAGCCGGAGTAAGGCTTCGTGGATTCATAGACAGATATAGCCAGACAGAAGGCAAAATGTCACTGACCGTAAGCGACTACAAAACAGGCAAGACACCAAAGTATGACCTAGACGAAAAGTTTTCTCAGCTTTTAATTTATGCAAAACTTCTAATCAACCTTGGCGTTGGCGATGTCGACAAAGTTGAACTTTTGTACCTCAAGGACGGAGTGAAACTCACGCGAGAAGTAACTCACTCTGAAATAGTAAAACTTGAAGAGATGATTCAAGAGACAAAGTCGCAAATAGATGAAAAATGCAGGACTGGTGAGTTTGAAGCAAAGACTTCGTTTCTGTGTAACTTTTGCAGTTACAAACGTATCTGTCCGGCGTGGAGATAAAGATGATGCTCAATGATGACGCATTCGCAAGAATGGTTGCAGAGGAAGTCAAAAACAAGCTTTCCCCGCTTCATAAAAAACAATTGATGGAGAAGGATAACTGGGACAGATGGAGAGACGCGCTCCTATTTCTTTCCGAGAACCTAAAAGAACAGATTGACGAGATTGAGTACGACGCTCAAGCCGATGAGGCCAGATACACGGCGCTTGGCAGAGATGGCAGACGGCTTGCTATTGAAGCAAAAGCGGCATACGACTCAAAGCTAAAGAAGGTCAGCAGGTTTAAGTTCCACGTTGATAAGCGACTTGATGAAGTTGCTGCAATGATTGAAACTGGCGATGAAATATCTTCAGATGGGTGGGAACAGGTTGATTTCTACAAGAGAGCAATTGCTACTCATCGTGCAATGTTGAGAGACTACGACCTAGAAGAGACATCAATTGACAGGGCTCTCTGGGCGACTCTTGAAAGCAAGTGGGAGTTTGACCAGATTGACGTTGAGAATCTCTAACTAAGGTGAAACCTAGAAAGCCACTCAAGAGGGGTAAACCGCCCAAAAGAGGCGCTCCCCCAAAGAGGACTGGTTCAATAAAGAAAAGAAGCAAAAAACAATCTGAGCTTTATGAACTACGGCGTCCATTTGTGGAGAAGATTCTTAGCGAACGACCGTTCTGTCAGGCTTGCAAAGTTTTTGCACAGCATGATGAAAAAGTAACTTTTATCCAAAAAAATAGTACGGATGTTCACGAAATAATTCGTCGCTCACAGGGTGGTTCGATACTTGATGAGGATAATGTTCTTGCAGTTTGCAGGCCGTGTCACACCAGGATTGGCAACTACCCACAACTTGCTTTTGATTTGGGTTTAGCAAAACATGGTTGGGAACTTTAGTTTTTGACATAAAAAAAGCACCCCATCCAAAATGAATGGGGTGCTTTATTTACTAGAAAGTCTAATTAGCCTTCAACTACAGTGAAAGCAACTGTCATGTTCGAACCAGCAGTGCTGGAACCGACAGCCGATACGTCGAGGCTGACGAGTGCACCTTTTGTGAAGTAAAGGTTTGATGCTTGAGCCGAAAGTGTTCCTTCGTCCGATGTTCCAGCAGCAGCAATCGAGAACGCTGCTGCGACGTTAGAACCAATTTTCAAGTCTGCTGTAAGAGCTGAACCAACTGGGGCTGTGGTTACGGCTACGTAAGCGCCGGTGACAGAACCAGCAAACGGCATAGCCATTGTAACGATGCTGGATGTTGATAGTCCACCAGCAATGTTCATTGTGATGGTTGTTGGGGCGAGTGCTGCTGTTGACATTTTTTCTCCTATATAGAAACGGGGTACGCAAAAAGTATACATTGTAAAACTCAATTTTTGAATGAATATAAAAAAAATTTATTCAAAGTTAACTCTTAAAAAACTTTTTTATAATTAACACTTTCAGTATTTATTACAGGTGTATTGTTGTAATCCTTAGGACCGTTATAGGTGCGAAAGTCGGGTGGGGAGACTCACTCGGCTTTTGCATGTTTACTACTATTTACTTTATTTTTAATAATAAATGCTTTACTATTTAGCTTTAATAAATAGTGTTAATCTTTTTCCATCTAGCCAATATCTCCTCCGAGTGGAAGAAGGGCAGGTGGTCAATAGGTCTAGTAGCGAAAGCTACGGCAAATCGAAGACTCGACTGCACGCCACCTGCGTCACTCGACAAACCCGCTGAACCGGCTAGTTGTTCGGCGGGTTTTTGCTTTTATGGATTAGTATCTGTCCGTGAATATCAATCTACTCGGGCTCGACCTTTCCTTGACGTCCACTGGGTATGCTCACAACGGCAACACGGGCGTCATCTCGACCAACGAAAAAGGCGTCCAAAGGCTTAAAACAATTTCTGAAACAATTAAAAAAATCGTTTTAGAAAATGATGTGGACGTCGTT